TCTATTGGTCAGGCGCGGCGGCGACACATGCTCAAGGCGCCATCGCTTTCACCAGCGGCGGCAATGTCGGCGCGAACGCGACCGTCAAGGCGGTCGGCGCCGGGACTTATGTCGATCTGGCCTATCCGTTGAACTTTGTCCCCGCAACCGGCGACAGTTTCACGATCGCGCAGGGCTGTCCGCACACGGCGGCGGGGTGCTCGAGCCAGTTCAGCAACCTCGCAAACTTCCGGGGCTTCCCCTACGTCCCCCCGCCGCAGATCATCACCGGCAACATGTCATCGACTTATACGAGCGGCAAATAACCATGACCGAGATCGACCAGCGCAACGCCGTCGTCGCAGAGGCGCGGTCGTGGGCGCTCACGCCCTATCGCCACTGCGCCGACATCAAGGGCGTCGGCGTCGATTGCGGGATGCTCATTGTCCGCGTGTTCGTTGATCTGGGCTTGGTCGAGCCGTTCGACCCGCGCCCCTACGCCATCGACTTCATGATGCACCGCGACGAGGAGCGTTATCTCGGCTGGGTCAAGACCTGGTGCGCCGAAGTCGAAACGCCGCGTCCTGGCGACCTCGCGCTCTATCGGTTTGGCCGCTGCTTTTCGCATGGCGGGATCGTCGTCAACGCCGACCCACTGACCATTGTTCACGCCTACCGCGATTCCGGCATGGTCTGCGAGGACAACGTCGGCCAAAACCCGCGCTTGTCCGATCCGGCGCGCAAACCGCTGTTTTTCTCATATTGGGCCAAGTCCGGGAGGGCTGACAATTGAGCGGCTTTCTCGGAACCAACAAGAAAACATCGGTCACGGTCTATTCCGGCCTGCAGGTCCAGACAACGAGCTCATGCCTCCCGATCCCGATCTGCTACGGCGCCAATCTCCTGACGCCGAACGTGATCTGGTACAACGATTTCCAGCAGCACAAGAGCGGCGGAAAAGCGGGAGGCAAGGGCGGCGCCCTGGGCGGCGGCGGTTCCTCGAACTCTTACACCTATTCCGCATCGATCATCATGGCGCTTTGCGAGGGCCAGATTTCCGGCATCGGTAATGTCTGGACCGGCACGCCGACCGCTGTCACGCTCTCGACGGTCGGGCTCAGTCTCGCCAACGGCGCCGTGAGCCAGGCGGTCTGGTCCTATCTTGCCTCGGCGCATTCCGATCAGGCGCTGACCTATAACGGGACGGCCTACCTCTATGCCCAGAACTTCAATCTGGGGCCGTCGGCGAGCGTTGGCGACAATTCCTTCGAGGTTTTCGGGCTGCTCTATCAGTCCGGCTTCAACGGCATCGACGCCGATCCTGCCTTGGTCATTCAAGATTTCCTGACCAACGCCCGATATGGCTGCGGATTTCCCGCGAGCGCGATCAACACGGCAAGTCTGCTCGGTTCCACCGGCGACTCGTCATTCCAAACCTATTGCTGGGCGACCGGCCTCGCGATTTCGCCTTTCCTCAACACGCAGGAAAAAGCGAATTCGATCATCGCGCGCTGGCTTCAGATCACCAATTCAACGGCGGTCTGGACCGGCGGGCAGTTGAAAATCATCCCGTTCGGCGATTACACAACGTCGGGCAACGGGCGGACCTGGAACCCCAACGTCACGCCCCTCTATGACCTGTCCGACGAGGATTTCGTCGGCGACGGCTCCGATGATCCGCTCAAGGTCGTCCGCACCGATCCGTTCTCGGCTTACAACGAACAGACGATCGAGATCAGCGCCCGCTCCGACCAATACAACACCGGGCCAATCCTCGCTTGGGACCAATCGGCAATCGACCGCTTCGGCCGTCGAGACGGGTCCAGCATCACCGCGCACGAAGTCACCGATCTGACCATCGCGCGCACCGCTGTTCAGTTGATCTTGCAGCGCGGCCTTTACGTCCGCAACACCTATCAATTCAAACTGTCGTGGGAATTCTGCCTGCTCGACCCGATGGATATGGTGACGCTCACCGATCCCGTCTTGGGTATGAACAAAGTCGCCGTCCGGATCACCGACATCGAGGAGGACGATTCCGGCCTGCTGACCATCACGGCGGAAGAATTCCCGCAGGGCGTCGCCACCGCGAGCGCCTACGCGACGCAGATTAAGAGCAACGGCGTCCCGAACACCAATCAGGCGCCGGGCTCGATCAACGCGCCGATCATCTTCGAGCCGCCCGGCCAACTTTCCGGCGCGCTGCAGGTCTGGGTCGCCGCCTCTGGCGTCACTCCTGCCACATGGGGCGGCTGCAACGTGTGGGCGTCGCTGGATGGCTCCAGCTATATGCAGGTCGGGACCATCCACGGGCCGGCGCGCATGGGCGTCCTGAGTGCGTCTCTGGCTCCTGTGACGCCTGCCACGTCAGGCCTGACCATCGACACCACCAACACGCTCGCCGTCAATCTCACCGAGAGCGCCGGGCAACTGCTGTCGGGTTCGCTGACGGACGCACAGAACGGCGTGACGATCTGCTATGTCGATGGCGAATATCTGGCCTATGAAACGGCAACGCTGACCGGGACCGATCTCTACAATCTGACCTATCTGGTTCGCGGCCTCTATGGCTCGGCGGCCTCGATCGTCAGCCACGCGAGTGGCGCCGGGTTCGTGTTCCTCGACAGTGCGATCTTCAGATGGACCTATAACAATTACAACATCGGCCAAGCCGTCAGCCTGAAATTCACCAGCTTCAACATCTGGGGCACGTCGGAAGAAAGCCTTGCGAGCGTTCCGGCTTACACGCACACCCTTTCCGGCACACCGACGCCGGGAACGTTGACGATCATCACATCGACGCTGACGCAGGCCCCTGGCGGCGTGTCGCTGACGCTGGGAGCCAGTTGGTCCAGCGATCCGCTCGCTGTCACCTATCTCGCCGAGATGTCGGCCGATACCGGCGTGACATGGACGGTGATTTACACCGGGCCCGGAACGCAGCTTTCGGTTTCAGGGCTCGGCCAGCAAGATTTGCTGTTCCGCGTCGCTGGCGTCTCTGCAAACAGCGTACGCGGCCCGTGGGCGACGGACGGCGTCACCAGCCCGATCATCTATTACGGCCCGGCGCAGCAAATCACGCTTGTTACCTATGACCAGCTATCGACATCGGTTATCGAAACGCTGCAGCTGGGCGCGATGCAGTCGCTGGACGATCTCGCCGCAGTGGTCGCGGAAAGCGGCGCGGCGGTGCAGCAGCATATTACACAGGTGCAGGCGGCGACGGGCGCGGCGCAAGCTGGCGTCACGCAAACCATGACGGCGGTGGCGAGCGCAACGCAGGCGCTTGCTGATTACAAAGTCGTGGTCAATGCGCAGATTGACGCCAATATCGCCACGATCTCGCAGGAATCACAGGCTCGCGCCGATGCTGATACGGCGCTCGCCAATACCGTAACCTCTGTTTCGGCGATGACGGCGGCAGGCACGGCGAATGGCAAATTCGTGATGGCCGCGTCGTCGGGCGTCGGGACCGGCGTCAATTCCGCGATTGAAATGGGCGTTTCGACGGCAGGCGTCGGCGGGGTCACATCCTATGCGGGCATGTATTTGCAAGCCATGAATGACGGCTCATCACAAATCGTCTTTGACGCCAGCAAAATCTGGTTCCTGAACGGCTCGACCAAAACAGCGGTTTTCGGGACGAACGCCGATGGCTCACTGACGCTACAGGGGATCACGCGGATCGCGAGCGTTATTCAGTCCACGGCGACAACGGGCAGCGGGACGCCGGTCATGCAGATGGATTTCGTCAATGGCATCTTGCAAATAGCGCGGTCGTAAGATGGTCGATGGCGTCAACATCGGCAACTTCGCGGACGGCAATCGCGGCATCCGCGTCTCTGACGCCGGCTATGATGGAGACTCCAACCCGTGCGATCAATCGCGGCTTGCGTTCTCGACAGAATGGCCAACATGCCTGCCGATATTTTGGCAGAGCGGCAATGTGGCGTTCTCGGCTGGGAGCACGACGACGATAAGCTTCCCCTCGACGCTGGGCTACACGCCGATGATCTCGGTCATGATCACGGCGGGCGGCGTGACCTATGCCCCTAACATGCACGAATCATGGTCTAGCAGCAGCAGCGGCGTCTATGCGCAAGCGATGACCATCCAAATATTCCCCGGATATGTGACGGTTGCGGTCGGTTCGGGCTGGACCGCGATGACCGCCGGGGGCGGGAACGGGACCGCAACGAGCGGCACGATCAGGATAACCGTCTACCGAGTGGGGCTCCCGTAATGGTCGATGGCATCTATATTTCCGCGACTGAGGTGAGGATTTCCAAGGCGGGCGCAGATACAACCTCAACCAATTTAGATGACTTCATGCTCCACGAGAACTTCCTGGCGCTCGAAATGGCGATTGGAGGCCTCATCAACGTGACCGCGTTCTCGCAGACGATTGCTCACGGTCTCGGATACATCCCGGTTGTTTCCTGTACGGGCTTCTATATCGTAACCACGTCAGCCGGCGTTGTCGGATATTTGCAGGCTTTCGCCTCCGCAGACGCCACAAATGTCTATGTTAGCTCGGCGTCATCGAGCGGCAGCACGTCTGGCCTGACCCTGAATAGTGGGCCTTCAATCATTATACTTGGGGCGCAAGGCGGATGAGTGAGGTCTATATTACTGGATCAGCCATCAAGATTGCAAAACTTGGCTATGACGGTGCGACTGAAACAGACTTGCGCAACATGGTTTTGGACACTTCGCGCGGAAAGATCATCGGTACATTCATCGCTCCGACATTATTGAATATGTCGAACTTCTCCCTCGAATACACACGTACGAATTCGAACCTTACGACAAAGAGCTATTCCAACAGCATTTCGTTCGGCAAGACGTTCGCGAAGCCTCCAGCCGCGATGGTTTTTTATAAATCAACGCATTTCAGCGGGTGGATGCCGTACTTCTTCGAGGCGGCGGTAAGTCTCGTATCGAGCGGCAGCGGCGTGACTGCGGCGGGCGGCCAGACAATGGCGGGTTATGGCGTAACAACAAGCGGAATTACGTTTTTCTACTTTCAACTCACCTATGCGACGAACCCAACGACTGTCGCGCCGCCCACGGCTATAGCCTACTTCATCTCGCAAGGCTGATCAGGAATCCCCATGTCCCGTTCGAACCAGATTCCGCAATACACAGCGGGAACAATAGCTATTGGCGCACAATCTGGCGGCGTCTGGCCTGTCACCGGAACCGGGACAGCATGGCTCTCCCCCGATGGCGTGACGAACTGGACGATTGCTGTTGGTGACATGCTGGTCTGTTCTGGCTGCCTCGGCATTGTCGGCGCGGTCGGTTCGAACACATCTATCAGCCTGTCCTATTGGACGGGCGGCACCGTCTCCGCTGGCGCCTCTTATGCCATCAATCGTTATTCTGGCGTCCCGTCGAGCATCATCGCGGGGCTGGTCACAAACCTCCTGTCGGTCGGCTCAACGTCCGCGCCATTCGCCGCATTCTGCGCTCTCGCAGGCGCGGGGCGGATCAATTTCACCGATGACGGCGCGGGGAATATCCTCGTCAATGTGCGGTCCAACGCTGTTGGCCAGACTGACGCCGATTATGTAACGGCGCTGACGATTAACGAGACGACGGGCGCGCTGTCTGCCACGGGCCTTCTGAGTACGGCATCCTCCCCGAGCTTCAAAAACCGCATTCGCAATGCGTCGTTTGCGATCAACCAGCGCGCCGTCTCGGGCACGGTGACACTTGCGGCGGGCGCCTATGGCCATGATGGCGTGAGGGCTGGCGCAAGTGGCGCGACCTATACTTTCGGGACCAGCGGGATTGACACGACGATTTCGGTGTCGGCAGGGTCGATCATCTTGCCTGTTGAATCGAGCATGATCGAAGGGGGCACCTACACCCTGTCGCAGGCGGGAACGGCGCTGGCGCGCATCTGGCAGGGCACGGGCTACACCGGGTCAGGCGGCTATGTCTCATGCACCCCGTTCAATATTTGGGGCGTTGCGATGTCGGCCAATACTCAGACCAATATCGAGTTCACTACCGGCACTGTTCTTCGTCCGCAATTTGAGCCGGGGACGGTCGCGACGGCCTTCGAGCGCCGTCCGCCCGGCGTAGAATTGGGGTTATGCCAGCGATACTACCAGGCGGGCGCTCGCAACATTCAGATCTATGGCGCCGCGGGATGGGGGTACATCGACGCCGTGGCGCTCAAGGTCACAATGCGCGCGGCGCCCTATGTCATTCTGACTGTTACCGCAGCGTCGAACATCACACTGTCGGCGGGCAGTATCGATGCCGAACACTTCGATATAGTCAAGGTTCTTACGGGAACCGGCTCGGGCGGTGCGCTCGGTACGTGGACAGCATCAGCGGAGATTTGACGCACCATGGCCTATACTCTCCAAGTTCCGCCGCTGACAGGCGTAGTTCGCAGCAGCGATGGCGCCACGATCCCGGCAGACCCGAACAACATGGACTGGCAGGCCTATCAGGCCTGGCTCGCCGCCGGAAACACGCCGACATCAGCGCCAGTCGCGCCGGTCGCCATTCCATCGCAAGTCTCGCGCCGTCAGTTTTTCCAAGCGGCGGCGACCCTCGGCATTATCACCGAGGACGAGGCAGAGTCCGCAGTGACTGGCGCTGCGATCCCCGCGAGCCTTTTGACAGCAATCGTGACCCAGCCGACCGCTGATCAATTCGCCGCCCGTATGGCGATCAAAGGCGCCACGACTTTCGACCGCGCAAGTCCGCTGCTCGCCGAGCTCGGCCCGGCTATGAGCCAAGCGCCCGCACAGATCGACGCGCTGTTTACGCTCGCCGCCTCGCTCTGAGGAGATTCGTCGCAATGCTGACCCGCCTCACCATCATCGTCTCTCTCCTGATTGCCGCATCCACCGCACTCGCCGATCCATGGACGCAATCCGTTCCCAGCGTCGGGCCGCAGAACGGCGGCAATCTGCAATGGGTCAACGCGGCGGAATATTCCTCGCTGATGCTCGCCGCGCCATTGTGAAAGAGCCCACATGACCAATATTGCATCACTGCCGCTGCTGGTCGCTACAGCCGGCGTGCAGACCGACGAGGATTTCATCGGTTCGCTGGCTCTCACGCGCGCGGACGGGGGCACGCCTCTCGATCTGAGCGGGCTGACGTTTACGATGAAAATTGGAACATTCGCGATGGTTGCCGTGAGTGTGTTCGGTGGCGTGCTGTCGTGGGATGTCCCAACAGCGTCGAAAGCGACATGGTCCACGGGCCGTTACCGGCTCTCGCTGCTCGCTACGGATGGCGTCGAAATCCGCGACGTGTTCAGCGCCAAATCCACAATCACGATTGGCAATGATGCATCGTTCGTCGTCTCGACAGCATCGGGCGCGACGGCTGCGGCGCTCGCGGCGGCTGGTATCGAGGCGCAATTCTACCCGGTCACACTGACCCTTGATTATTCCACCATGGGCGCGGCGCTCTAACGAAAGAACCACCATGACCGCAATGACCAAAACCACGCGGCTCGCAAGAGCGGCGGGCGGAACCACTTTGCCGAAAGGCTTTGCTGACGAATCTGGCGGTGGCGGCGTCGGCCCGTTCGATGATGTCGCCGTGCTTGCTGATCCCGCGACTGGCGCTCTGATCACGCCTGCGCAGGACGCAACAGTCGCGGCGGTGCTGGCGGCGATCCTGGCCGATGCGCAAAGCGCGCCATTTTCCGGCGCCGTCGCCATGACGGTCGGGACAAATGATCTTGGCGGGACGCTGGCGACGATCGAGGCAAATATCTGGAACGCAACTTCCCCCTCAAGTTCGATCGTCGGGCAACTGCTGGCGACGGTGCGCCCCGTCTATCTGCAAACGATTCTGCCTAGGACGCTGAGCGCCGGTGTGGCGCAAAGCCAACTCTACGCGATCAATCGCTGGATCAAGTCGCTGTCTGGCACGGTGCCAGGGATCCGGGTCGTCGATGGATCGGCCGCCTATGGCGACCCGATGGACTCAAATGGGTCGCCTCGCACGATCACGCGGGTGATCTACGGGCAATACGGCAATGGCGTTTACACCTATTCCGCGTCTGGCCTGCCCTCATGCGTCACGATCAACACGGCGACTGGGGTTCTGACGCCCTCTGGCTGCACCACGCCATCAACGGCCGCGGTGACTTTCGGGGTAACTGACACGGGGGCTCACTCGGGATCGCAGCCGTGGACCTTGACAATCAACCCCGGCCAGCCGCAGCCGATCAGCATGTGGCCGTCAGGCAACGTCACTGGCACGATCGGCATCGTCCAGTCCCTGGATTATTCCTATGACGGCCTGCATCCCAAAACAGCAGGGGCTTATGCCGCATTTGCGCCGCTGGCGTCAGCTTTGACGGCAGCGTTGCCGTCCTATGCGAATGCGTCTTCGAACAGTGTCGATGGATATGACGCGACCAACAATCCGAAGGGCAATTTGCTACCGATAGGGGGGCAAATGCGGTTTTCATCGGCCTCCGGGACAGTCTCGGGGCGTGTAACCGGGATAGCGCCAGATGGCTGGTTAATTTATTCCAGTGACGCAGCATGCTCGCCTTGCACTTTCACCGCAGTCAGCAGCGCTTCAACATTGGCCGATGGGACACCAAGCGTCAAAATCACGTATGGCGGCACAGCCGGCGGGGGCTGGGGTACCGGCGTTTATGCCACTGCCTATGCGACATCGACCACGTTCAGCGCCGGCGACGAACTCGGAGCGTCGTGCCGGTTTGAAATGTCGGGAGCGCAGCATATCACCAACGTCCAACTCGTCCTGCTTTACACGGCGGGTGGGGTCAGCGTGCAATTGATTTCGGGACCGATTGCTACGAACTTCTCAGCCCCCGACGTTTCCGACGCCGCGCCAACAGCATCCTATTCCGGCCGCGTTTCCTTGCCCGTGCCGCCCGCAGGCCTACCCGGCGCAACCAGCGGCGGCATCCAGCTTCTGATCGCCAATTTCATCACAAATTCGGCGAGCGGTGCCGTCGCTGGCGTTGTGAACATTGGCGATTGCACGCTTAACAAGGTTTGACAGGAATATAGCCCTGATGCTGAAAACCATCGCTATCACGGGCGCGCTTTCGTGCGCCTGCATCCCAGCCCACGCCGGGGGCTATTATGACGATCTGTTCGCGCGTCCTCGCGCTGTTTCGGCGGCGCACGGCCACGTATCGCACCGGGCCGCGCGTGCGGGTCATCGTCGCCATGCGGTCCCGCAACCTGTCCCGCGTCCGGTCGAACACAGTGGGCTGCTGCAAGTCGCGCAGCACTATATCGGCGCCGGAAAATTCACACGCCAATCTGGCCCGTGGTGCAGAGACGCAATCAATGCGTGGGCGCGCGAGGCGGGCGTCGCGCTGGCCAACAATTCCCGGAGGGCTATCGACGCCCTCGGCCTCGGTCAACACGTTTCCACGCCCCGCGCTGGCGATTTGATCGTCCTCCGCCACCACGTCACGATCTTTGCGGGCCAGCAGGGCCGGCGCGTCATCGGGCTCGGCGGCAACCAAGGGCATGGGCGCGTCAAATACTCGAACTATGACCGGCGCGCGGTCGTAGCCTTCGTGCGGTTGTAACCAAGGGATTCCGCCATGATTTTGCGCATCATCGTTCTCGTCGTCATCACGCCGTTTGTGCCGCTGGCAATCGTGCTGCTCGTGGCCGCGCTGGCCTTGCAGATGGTTGTGCCGTCCTTGCTTTGGCTCGCGCTGACGCCGGCTTTGGCTATCGGGGAAGCGCGCCGGGAGTGGACGAAATGGCGGGCGCGGTAATGGCTGATTTCGCGCTATTCGCCATGCTCGTCTGTTTCGCCCTCGCGGCCTATTTCGGCGCAGCGATCCTGCTGGGAATGTGCGGGCAAGATCGCGCGGCGGGGGTGATGCTCGCGCCGTTGAATTGGCTGGATCGAAAGAGGATTTGGGAATGATTTACGCCGCAAAAATCGTCTTGGCGCTCGGCGGGATTTTGATCTCAGCCGCGTCGTTCTACCTCAATTCGAGCACGCCGGTTCAAGTCGGCCCGATCCCGTTTTTCGTCGGCGGCGCGATGTTTCTGGGCGCCTTGATTTTCTTGTGAGGGTTTCGAAATGACCTATTCCGTCGTCAATCACGTCCTGCACAAGGACGGCAAGCCCGTCGCGCAAAAGCCGTCGCCAAATCACGGCGGCGTAATGCAGCCAAAAATTCTGGTCCTGCATTACACGGCCATCGACTCGGCCTCCAGCGCCATCGCAACCCTGACGGACGGCGATGCTTCAAACCGGGTTTCGGTGCATCTCGTCTTGGACAAAGACGGGGCCGCGACGCAGCTTTTGCCGCTCAATGTCGTCGGCTGGCATGTCGGCAAATCCGCCTATCACGGCCAAAACGGATGCAACAATTTCGCCATCGGCATTGAGCAAGTCAACGCGGGCGTCCTGAACAAAATGGCGGACGGAACCTTTCGGACGCAACTCGGAAAGCATCCCGTCCCGGCCAGCGAAGTCCTGCACGCGCAGCACCGCATAACGCACGGCTGGGCCTATTGGGCGGATTATCCTGACGAACAGGTGCAAGCGGCAATCGAGATCGGCGCGGCGCTCCACGCGGCTTACAAGCTCACGGATGTCGTGGGTCATGAAGATGTCGCGACGCCGCCGGGCAGGAAAGTTGACCCTGGCCCAGCATATCCGCTCGATACGGTTCGCACGCGCATTCTGGGGCGGGAGGAATGATCCTCGATTTGCGCCAGCTCGCCGGAAAATTCTCCCGACTGATCGGAAAAACCATGAACCAAGCCGCCTATTACGCGACCGCCGCGCAGATCGCGAAATTCTGGCTCGACGCCGGGCTGACACTGCCGCAGGCCTGCGGTCTGCTGGCGCAAGCCGACGCCGAGTCCTCGCTGAATCCAAAGGCGGTCGGCGACCACGGGCAGGCGTTCGGCCTGAACCAATGGCACGCCAGCCGCGTCCACGCGATCAAAAAAGGATGCAGCGTCGACCTGACGAAACTTCCCTCGCTCGCGGACCAGCTCAAGGCGGCGCTCTGGGAATTAAACGGGCCGGAAAGCCACGCCTTCACGCTGATCAAGCAACAGGTCACGGCCTACGACGCGGGATTCGTTGCCTGCCGAACCTGGGAGCGGCCGGCGAGCGTCGCGCAATGGCCGAAGCGGGGCGGCAGGGCTCAAGAGTGGTTTGAGCATTTCGGTAAAAATCCGATCGCATAGATCCGCGCCGGGCGGCTTCCCGGCAAATCAGCAAAGGAAAAACCATGTCCTACGTCCTCGCTCGCCTCCGCGAGCCGTCCACCTATGCCGGCATCGCCTCGGTTCTCGCCGGACTGTCGTTCATCCCGCACGCCGCGGACATCGCCGGCCTCGTCGTCCCTCTCGGTGTCCTGATTTCCGGCGTGATCGCCATTGTCGTTCCGCAGGCCGCTGCGTAATGCTCACCTGGGCGTCAGCGCTTCTCGCGGCGCTCAAGGCAATCGGAACGCTGCTCGGGCTCTACGGGTCCGAGCAGGAGCGGCAGGCGGGCGCCGCCGAAGCCGTCGCGAGCGGCTTAAAACAAGCCGAAGCCAAAGAGACCGAAGCCGCGACGATTTCGAACGCGGCCAAAGCCACACACGCGAAAGTCAAAGACGATTCCGCCTTTGACAACGAGTTTTGCAGGGATTGACGCGATGTTGTGCCTTGGATTCCTCATCGCGTTTTCCTGCCAGGCTCCGCAGGCCGCGCCGGATAATTCCGCGCGGTTTTGCAAGGTTTACCAGCCTGTGCGCTGGTCGCATTCCGACACGCGCGGGACGAAAGAGCAAGTTGACGCGCTCAACCGCGTCTGGAAAGCGCAATGCCGCTCGGCGGCCAAATGATCCACGCCGGGGCCAATGTGTCCCGGCTTCTCCATTTTCCGGAAAGACCGGGCGACGACTGCGGCGGGGAGTTTTAAATGCCGACGACAATCCCTGACCTCCAGACGTGGCTGATCACGCTCTGCACCAGCGCGGTCACTGCGATTGGTGGATTTGTGCTGGCGATCGTCAATCGTGGGCCGGCCATGCAAGGCGCCATGAACGAGTTCACGAAGACGCTGCTCGACCAAGACCAAGACCGGATGACCCAAATGAACGCCGCGATCGGCAGCCTGTCGGCGCGCGTCGATGCGCTGGCGGCGAAAAATGTCGAGGCGCTTTCGGAGATCAACCTATTGCGACAGGCGGTAGAACTGCTGGTCAAGCACATATCGGCGCTCGAAGTCCTGCTGCGGGCCAAGAACGTGGTCCCGCCACCCAGGCCAGATATCCCCTCGGCCTGATGCTATCCCCGAAACTGATCGGATTCTGCATGCTATCCCCGAAACTGATCGGATTCTGCGGCGTCGCCGGCGCCGGAAAATCTTTCGCCGCCGTCCATCTCGTTCGCAATCATGGCTTCAGCCGCTTGCGCTTCGCCGGGCCGCTGAAGGACATGATGCGCGCGCTCGGATTGAACGAAAGCGAGATCGAAGGCGCCGACAAGGAGCGACCGAGCGATCTGCTCGGCGGAAAAACGCCCCGCCACGCCATGCAAACTATCGGCACCGAATGGGGCCGCGAACTGATCGATCCCGACTTATGGACCCGCGCCTGGGGCCGGGCGGCCGACAATGCGCTGGCCGCCGGCCAGTCGATTGTCGTCGATGACGTAAGATTCTCCAATGAGGCGGCGGCGATCTGGGCGCGCGGCGGATCGCTCGTGCGCCTGTTCCGCGAGGGCGCGGGATCGTCGAGCGGCGGCGCCCATGCGAGCGAAAACCAGGCTTTCCCCTTTGATCTGCAATTGATCAACCCCGGGGAGCCGGCAGCTTTCATCCATACGCTGAACGCCATGCTGGAATAAATCGATCAACCGGCCCCAACGGCAAAACGGGGGCCGGAAACCGGACGCGGGCCTTGCTTGGAGGCGGACCCTTTTTGTGTTTCGGTGCGGCAATCGGTGCGGAAGCCGAACATTGATTTTGATAACTTCGCGCACAACCTTGAAAAGGCTGGTGGGCCGGGCAGGACTCGAACCTGCAACCAGACCGTTATGAGCGGCCGGCTCTAACCATTGAGCTACCGGCCCCACCGCGCCGCTCGTTTTAGAACTTTTTTCGTCGCTCT